GTTCTTTAGCTCTTGAAAGACCTGCTTGACGTGGAGTAAGTCCATTTGCAATATCATTTTGTACTTTTGTCAAATAGTCATTTCTTAATTCGCCAATAATATCATTAAGTCCCGCTTCTTTGCTTTTTTGAATTTCCGTATCTAAATATTTATTGTATTCAGATTCTCCCAGGGTGTTTCGCGCTTCAAATGCTTGCTCTGCTGCAATTCTTTTATCATCTTTTCTTTGCACGATTTCTTGCGCTCTGCTAAATGGAATTTTATATTTAGAAGAAAGTTCGCGTGCTTGAAGATCAATATCTTCTGCACCTAATGGCGTAAGATAATTGCTGGCGGATCTATCAAATTTAGGTGGTAAGTTTGAAGGTTCTGGTTCTTGTGGTTGTTCTTGAGAAACCGCGCTTACACCTTCTTTTGATGGAGGCTTTTCAGAAACTCCGAATCCTTGCCCTTTATTAAATGTTGTACTAGCTTCCCTTTCTCTTTCACTTTGCATGTAAGGCAAGATCACATTGCCTATTCCCGATTCTGCTACCCCAGGAATTCCATAAAGATAAGCGACTTGTTCAGGATAGGAAAGGTCTTTAGTCTTTTCAGAAAAATTCTTTAACCCTTCTTTTAGTCTCATTCTGCCTATTTCTTTAGGGATTTGTTCACTAAGCCCTTCCCCAAAGCTTTTCCCTATCTTCCCAAAGATATCGCCCTGTTCTATTACTTGCGGCATTGTTCACCTTATCCTGTTGTATTCGGGACTGCGGGTTTTTTCGGATTCATCCAACCTAATCCAGCGCTTATCCCCCCAGGCAAATAACTTCCTGCTGCTGCGCCTAAACCTTGTCCTAGTCCTTGTGCTAAACCGCCTGCAAGCCCGTATGTTTCCGGCCTATGCACGTTTTCCGTAAAGCGTCCTAATGCTTGCTGCCCTATGCCCATTAGCCCTTGTGCCCCTTGGGCCCTTAGATTCGCCCTAATAGCCCCTAATCGTTCCGAAAGGTCTGTCCCTGCACTTACCGCTGCGTTTCTAAATCCGCTGCTAGACAAGCCCCCGGAACCAAAACCAGCGAATTGTTCTGCCAAGCCTGGAACCGTTTGTTCCCTAAATCTTCTTAATTCAGGAGCTGCGAATGCTTGCATTGCCATAGGATCTTCGCTTAATAGATCCCTATAGTAATCGGCTGCTGTTCCATAAGCACCGCCAGCACCTTCCCCCATGCCCGCATTCAATAGCTGCTGATAAAGTCCTTGTTGTTCATTGCCTAATAGTGATTGCTGGTAATTCTGTTCTGGCTTGCCAAAGAAAATGTCCCCCCACCCGCGTGTTGGCGATCTATTAACCGAAGGGGAAAACCCTTGTTGTGGTTGTTGGGTAAAAAATGCCATAATCTTATGTCTCCAATAGGTATTCTATAAACGCCCTTACATTCGTAAAATCCACAGTAGTAACAACGTAAATATTAGTTTGATCATAATAAATGTTAGGCTGATTAATCGGCGTTCCTGTTTTTCCTACCGAATCAGTTGCAGCACCCCATAAGTCAATCAAGGAAAAATTCGTGTCAATCGTGATTCCATGCGCAACTGAATTTGTGCCAGCCGTTAATGTTCCTAAATCAAAACACTTTCTAAATACTGTTCTAAAGGCTTGGTTATTGTTTGTTCCAGGTATGTATTGTTTTCCGCTAATTAGTTCTTCGTCTAATAACCAACCTATCTCTCTTATATTAACAGCATTTGAAATCTTTTTAAAATATTCAATTAAGACAGGTCTTGATTGCTCCCATTGCTCAGGAATAAAATCATATACAGGAAGGTAGCTTTCAAAGTTTTGGCTATCTAAGTTTATACTCATTGGGTAATCCTTAGAAACTCAAGTGTCCAAACAACATTATTCGCTGCGCCACCATTATAATTATTAAATAAACTTAATACTGATCCAGATCCGACAAGACTTAAAACCGTAGTTGTTAATTTGCTTTGAATATAAAATTGACTGGATTGCCAATAAACTATACTGCTCATTACGCTGGAAAAGTTATTAACTACCGTGGTTGTCCCAGCATATACTATGCATAAAGCACTTGTTATGCCTGTGAAATCTAGCAAAGCAACAGAAGTGGCAGAAGCAAGCGAAAACGGCGTTATGCTTGATTGCAGCTTTGTTAAAGGCGTTGGAACCAAGGGAACCGAAAGCGTGCTTAAATTGCCCGCTGGCATTGAATAATCAATGACGCCTATGTTGGCACTGTCTTGCATTGCATACATTGCAGGTATACCAGTAGCGGTATAAGGATGCCCAGTAGGAGTTGTCGGATTATTTACAATCAAAGGCGTGTCTATTTTGTTATGCATTCCGCTATTTGTAACAGAAGAAAAAGGATAATGATCCACACCAAAAGCTGCATCCAGGGCAAGATTATTATTAAGCAGATCAACTTGAGAATCGCTAAGCTGATCTCCAGGTTGTGGTATATTTGGGTTGAATATTGTCATTTTTATCTCCTAATTCATGCTTGTTTGCAATCGGCCTGCCCTTCGAAGCCAAAGAATCTGTGCGTCAATCTGAACATTGCTTTCTTGTTCTTCCCCAATCATTTGTGCGTTTGAAAGCGTCCATTCTATTGTCAAAAACGCACCTCTTGCTGGGCAAAATACGTGTCTATAGTTCTTTGACCCGCCTAAGCCGCCTTGCGATATTGTCGGAACTGTAGAATTGAAAAAGGTGTCGGGTTGTAGCGTTGCTGGATCTATGTTTTGCGGAAAATTATTTATAGGAACGCTGTCTTGATAATCTAAATAGACATTTAAGGTAATTGCGCCTGCTGCTGTGCTTTCAATCAAAAGATCTATATATCCAAGCTGAATGTTTTGACCTTCGTCAAGGAAGTTGAATTTCTTGCTTACAACCCTAAAGTTATCTCTAATAGTAATTTCCCCTCCGCCTATATAGGTTGCAGGAGCGTTTAATTGGGGCAATGTAAATTGCAATGCTTGAGGATCGTAAAGCCAAAGACCAAAATTGTTAGCGTCAATGACTGCTGCGAAGAAAATGCCCCCATTTAAAGAAGCAAAGGGCGTGGCCAATGGAATGTTAGATATTTGAACAATTTGCCCTTCGACTAAATTATGATTAGGACTTGTTATTACAGTCGCCTGGCCTACATTCGCTTTTCCCGTGATATTTTTAATATAAAGCGATACATCATTTGTCGTCTGTTGGTCTAATTGTTCGACGTAGCCTTGCTGATTTCCCCCTGCAATTTGTAAAATCAACGGCGGATTTGCAACCCAAGGGAAATTTGCTTGCTGCCATGTAGTGTCCGCGTTTTCCCAAGTTTTTGCCTCCGCTGGCTGAAAATTTCCCAAGCAAGTTAAGGAATCAGTAAATATCGCCCAGCTATCGTTTTCGTAGTTATAAACTAAGCGTCTATTCGGATAGGTTGTAGAAAAACCGTCCCCTGGTTGATAGGGATATACCCAAAAAGCTAGTCTTTGTACAAAATCCCTAATGCCATAAATCCTGGAATAACCATTGTTAAATTGGTCGAAAGAAAAGACTAAATCAGGAATCTTTATATCAATGCGCTCTGACTTTGAACTGTCACACCTAACAACGCCTTTGTCGCCTATTCCAACAAGTGAAGTGTCGAACTGAACCGCACTAAATGTAGATTCCGCCCCCAATTCTGAATTGATCTTTTCAATCTGGAAGGGAGCTATTGTTCGCCCAGTATACCTAAGTTGCCATGTGCTGCTTTCGCAATAGATAACTAGATTATCCCTTACAAAACCTACCGCTACTATATCTTGCGCCGTTGGGATATCTAAAAAGCCACCTTGGCCTCTTATATCGTCGCGCCAAGCATTGGCATTTACCGTCGTTACAATAGAGCTTGTTGTAGTAAATGGCGTGCCAATAGCGGCCCAGCGAATGCGCTGGGGATAATTGATTGAAGTAGATAGAGATTGACCTTCTAACGTGTTAAAAGCGACTAATCTTCCCCTAAAAGGGATTAGGATTAAGCATTGGGTAAGAAGATTTGAGGAAGCGTCAATTTGCGGGGCAAAGTCAATCCACACAGACCCGTTTGTGTAGCGAATAGGATCGCCATTTTTTCCAGAAAAGTTTGTTACCCAGAAAATCTTGTTGTTTGATTTATCAACCCAATAGTTTGCCGGCCAAAAGAAATTATAATCGGTTCCGCTCCATGTAGTCCCTGGTATCCATTCACTCCATGTTCCAGAAAAGACATAAGCATATTTAGTATCGAAAGCGATTGTTTGCGTGCTATTGATATTGCTTAGTTCACGCGATAGCAAACCCATTACAGGCAAGCAAGGATAATAGGAAAAGGAAATAGTAATGGCCGTAGTCGCTAAAGTTGGAGCCGTAGCAAGCGTTAGAGCCATTGTGGAATAATTTACTGTGCCCCCGCCTCCTCCTGCTAAAACCCCATTTCCGCTTGAATCAGTAAATGTTTGCGCGCCTACAGAAACAGAAACACTGCCAGGAACAATAGAAGCATTTGTTTCTAAAGATAGAATAGTCTTAATATTCCCAGAAAAATTGCCGCTCCCATCGGTATTGCCTAAAGCTTGAACAGAAAGATTTCTTTGAAGCCGTCCTATTAACTGGAACCCTTGCTTTCTCTTGATCCGTTCGCGCCAGACAAAAGCGTTTTCTAAAACTGGGTAAGCATCATTCGGCAAAATAAATTCTTCGCGCTGCTGGACAAGTCCACTAGTCATCCCAGTAATCTTAAGAGGTTGATAGCCAGCCAATTTACGCCTCTAAAAGTTTGAATTTAATAAAAGGAACGCTTATGATATCTAGTCCAAAATGAGGTAGATTATGAGTACTGAATTGATCCTTGGAAGCATAGGCGCATTTGTAACTTTGCTTTTTTTTATTTTGACTATTGCTTCTTTCCTTTGGATGGCAAGATGCGACTATAGACATCTTGATGCGAAAATAGATGCGATTAAAGAAGATGGCCGTATTTTTAGAGAAAAATGGGCAGAGGAATCTAAAGAATTTCACGGCAGATTGGAAAAACAAGATGCAGAATTCAAAGCATTTATGAAAGCGGAAGAGGTAAAAAGAACCAAAATTCTTACTGGGAAATAAGTTATGAATATCGATTGGACTGTTATAGGAAGCGTTGCAGTAGTTGGAGCACTGATTTATACTTTCTTGCGAAACTTTAAAACTGACATGCTTACTAGATTTGACGTTATAGACAAACGATTTGAAGCCATAGACAAACGATTCGAAAAGCTTGAAAATAAAATAGATAAAATCTCCGAAGCTGTTTCTTCTATAAAGTCCAGAATGGATAAACTGGAAGTTCGCGTTGAATAAAGAAGCTTTATTTATAGAAGAGGCAGACGACATTAATACCATCCTCCCCAAGAGCCATACATATTCCAGCCATTGGCCACTTGTGTAGCGGAGAAAATAGTTGAATTCCTTTGATTGATCTCTTCGTTGCTTTGCCTTTCAAGAACAAGCGCTTCCTGTCTGTCAAATAATGGAACTAGGTTATTGAGACCCTCCATGTCTTGACGATCTTCAAGCACTTTTATTGCCGCTCCAATTGCGATATATTGCCACCACTGATTTAGAGTCGGGTTGTCTGTAGAAGACATGAATTGTACCGGAGTTAGGTACGTCTCAATCTCAATTTTATGAACGTATTTAGGTACAGGGCGTATTACAAATTCATTATTCCAAAAAAGCATTGAATAGGGGCGGCCGACAGTATATTGCCCGACAAAGAGCGTCATTTGCTGCCCAGCTATCGGCGTTAGATTCCCAAGCCCAAAGTTAACGTAAAATTGCCCCGTTACATAATTAACAGTGCCAATTACCGTTTGTACTAAATCACCTGGGTTATCTGTATTTAGGTTCTTTAATCCAGGTACATTAGTAAAAGCAGGGGGAACAGATACAACAGGATTTGGCTCTTCAAGAATGAGATTGCCATTTCCGTCATCTCCGACCCGAATTGGTGTTCCAGAAACATCGACACCTCCCAAGGTTACCGTTTTTGAAAAAAAAGGAACGGTATTGCAAGTGAAAGAGAAAATTTGTGTAATCCCATCACCTGTTATCGGCTGCGATAATGTCGGGAATTTAGGGAACATATTGTAAAATTGCTGCCGATCTTTAAAAAAGCTCCCTGGGATTCCGTCTACAGATAAAGGAGCCCTTACAGCCTGATTGTAGTTAACGTTTAAAGGATATCTATCGATATAAGGCGACGTGTAAAAGG